AGTTAACTGCTTTAGAGCTTTAGCCTTGACTTTCTTAGATAGGTGCTTATATGTACTGTATGATAAATTCTCATCACTACTAGATACTAGGAAGCTATACACCAGTATATCAGTATCCTTTTCACTGGTGAGCTCGAACTCCCCAAAAGGCTTGCCCAGAAGCTGTTCTGCTATTCTTATAGTCTGTAGATTTAGTTTCATATATGAAAAAAGGGCAGAGCATTTTCTGCCACCGCCCTTGTTTTATAGGTTAATACTGCTTTAAGGAGTTGGGTTAACTCCTCCTTTTCAGTTCGCCCAAACCCTGTAGGGTGGCTGAGCTAGTGCATACCTCCCCGTTACTAGCTGTCTGCTCCAAAGAAGTAATTGCCGCATCTCCTTCCAGAATTGGTTTAGTCGTATCCAATTCAAAATCTTCTGTATCTTTCGGTGTTCCTATCGTGATAGGAATTCCCTCTCGTGCAACCATTAGGTCGAATAGGGTGTTAAAGCTCATGTGCCCTTCCGTCTTTGAGACGAGAGAATCGCTGGTTATCTGCCAGTTGAGCTGCCCGATTAAGAAGTCTTGCCATGTCCCGCTCATCTTTGAGCTAGTGTCTATTGTCTCACCATTCACCGATAGGTTGTGTGAGGTCGCATAGGCTATAGGTTGTAATCCGCTATCTCCGGTTACATAGAGCATCAGCCCTTCACCTAGTTGTAAATCTTGTTTTCTGTCAAATGCCATAGTTATATAATTTTAAATACCAATATTTGTCTAAATTTCTTTTCATCATAAAACTCCCTCGCCAATATTAGCTCGAAAGTGAAACCTCCGTGTTTGCCTTGTAATACTCTGCAAATTGCCAATGCGGTTGCCACTCCGGTGTCGTAGTCGTCTGTAACTACCTCATAGCCTATCTGCGCCTCTTCCAAATAAATTCCCATCTTAGAGGTCTCAACGTTGTAGGAATCCCGCTCGTACACTATGAATGTTCCTTCTGTATTATCTTTGGCAATACTGGGGTATATCTTTTCACCTACTAGAGATTGTATCTCCTCGTCTGCAAGTAGCCTCTGCCTAGCATACACCCCTACCGTTAAATGTTCTTCTGAAATCATATGTAATACTTTCTTTTAAGGGCTTCTGCCATTGTTAGCACTCCATCGAAAACCGCTTTGGTTGCTTTGTCCTCATCATCCCTCCTAGCATCTGTCCAGAAATAGCTGGCAGGCATTATGCCTCGATAATATCCCTTCCTAGTGTATCGCTTCTTAGTGCCTCTGTCAACTAAATGGGCGTGGTTACCTTGTGGGATACCTTGCTTTTCGGTTACTTTGGGACTTCGATTAAATCCGGAATATGCTGAAAGCCCTTTGCGAGAAGCCTTTGCTATTATTGAACCTCTTAGGTTTCCTGTATATTCATCGTTCCTCTGGCTGAGGTTTCTCCGCCCGGCTCGCTTGAATATGTCAGCACCCTTCTTGAGCCCTCTTCTAATGGCTTTATTCTGGTCCACTTTCTCTAGGTCGTTTACCAGTGCATAAACCCCTTCAATCCCTTCTATATGTATGGTTAAGCTACTCATTCAATCTCCTTATTTGAATAGTGTTAGTCCTATCCCTGTGGTTAGGCTCTATCAAAATAATTTCGTAGCGGTTTCCTTTATATCCAACTCGTAAACCTGTATGTACATCATTGTCCATGCGAATATCCAAGTAATGGGTTGCACCTCTGTACATCTCACGAGCCTCAACTCCATCTTTGTCATACACCGGTTTAGAGCGTTTAAACCTCGCCCTACGGCTAAACACCTTAACCCAATCACGTTTGAAAGCCCCAGACGGAGAGGTAGTCTCTCTCATCTCGTAAAAATCCAAGAACTCTCTCATGTCTCCGGCTTTCATACTATGTTAGTTTTTTATAAGGCATTAATAAATGTGCTATTGTAAAAGGCACATGTTGCACCTTCCCGTAAGTCATCCCTTCTCTATGCTCATAGAAGTTAGCCACCATTAACCTGATTGCATGTACTAAATCAGCTGGTAGCTTTCCATCCTCTTCAATATCCGCAAGCGGAGTGCCTATCGTTTTTTCGATAGACAACTCAGCTGCTTCAATCATGGATTCAATAAGGGCATCGTCCTCATCCCATTGGACGTTGACGTGCCTCTTAATATCTTCTATTGTCACATACATGCTTATTCTTCTTCTTCTTCTTCTCCGTAGATTTCAAGTTCTGCACCCTCGGTTACACCTACTGCGAAAGCTTCAGGTCTCAGTGTAGTAATGTCAAAGTCTCCGTTCACTACAAATTCAACCATATTCTTCTTTGCAGAAGTGTAAGGGTCGATAATCACTTGCAGGCTACCGAACTCACTCAACACTGCGTAAGAGAAAAATCCAAAACCGATAAAGCCTCTAGGAACTAAGTTAGTTCTAATGACCTGATAACCATTCATTTCGTTACCTTCCAATATCATTTTAGGATTTCCAGCTTCGATAGGTGTTGATTTCAGTGCACCAGCCATAGATGGGCTGCATATGTACAAGCCGAAACCTTCTCCGTCCACGTCTTTGTCTAATACTGCGGTTTCCAGCGCAACCACCTCTTTGTTGGTCGGATAGTCTCCTGCAAACACTATGTCCGGAGCATCTTTAAGGAAAACTCCCTCTACACCATCTACGTCATTAGTGGTTATCTGGGTAGGAGAAACAAGCCACTTGTTCAGAGTTCTTGCAATACCCAAACCTAACTGCTTGGTTACTATGCCATATAAGTCTAAGTTAGACTGGTTGAAAGCTCTTCTCGAAACAGGAATTGAAAGAGCCAAACGTTTTGGGCTCGCTTTCAGTTTCCCGAAGTCGATTGCACTGTCGGCAACCTCAACGTTCTCGCCCTCGATGGTTGCTTCAACGCCGGCAATGGTCGGCCACATAGGTTCACCCTGAACGTTAGTCTGCATTTTCAAGCCCACTCTGTCCAGAATCAATGCTGGCTCTAAAGCTTCTAAAATATCCTTATATAGGACAGGGATAGTATCCACTACATCAGCGGAATCAATAGGAGCGGTTGCTCTTACTTCCAATTGCATCTTATTGCCTGATTTAACGGCTTTTGTAGCTTCTTCTGCAAAGTGTTTGCGTATATCAAACTCTTCTTTAGGCTTGGATGGGGTCACTTCATTCGCCTCGAAATAACGAATGTGCATATCCTTCTCCTCTCTCAGTTTATCGAATTGCTCTTTCTCATCTTCTGAAAGATTACGCTTTTCGGCTTTTGCGGTTTCGAGAATACTTCTCATCTGCTCTTTTAATTCCGCAATCTTGTCTAGTCTTTCTTTTTCGTTCATAATCTATTTAAATTAAGTTTCTAAGTTGTTCTATTTCATCTAGATATGCTGTGTCCTCTACTGGATTGAGTGCTTGGTCTCTCTCCTCTAGGCTTCGCACACTAACTTCTGTCTCCGTGTAGGCTGGGTCTGTTGTTATGGTTATATCCCTCAAAGTTGCAAAGCTTTTTACTGTGCGTACCCAGAGTTTACCCTCCTTAACCCACTCCTCGTCCTTAGCTCGGAAAGCAAAAGAAGAGCCGGATATGTCGCCTCTGCCCACCATCTCAACTGCATAGTCTCCATCTGCGGTGTTGGGAGCCTCAAAACGGTAATGCAGCCCGTGCTCGTCAACTGTCAGCTCCAGAGAGCCTTTGCCTTTGTTGCTACGTGCTAGTAGCCTTTCTCGGTTATGTTCCACTAAGGCTCGTATATCGTATTTGAGTAGGTCTGCTGTTCTCAATGCGGATGGGTCTATCACTTCTACAAATTTACGCCAGCCGTGCTCCTCTGACCAGTCCAGCATTATCTCAGAGCGTTTGTTAAAAACTATTGCATATCCTTCAATGATGCGCTCCTTGAGAACTGGTGCGGCATCCCCTCCAAAACTTCTTATCTCGTATTTCTTATTATTCATAGTGTATCCCCTTTATTAATAGGATAAAACGTTATTTTTCCGTACTGTTAGCATCTTCATCCTCCTTTTTCTCCGGTTTTCTACCATAAATTTTATCAGAAGTGATAGGAGCTACGTTGGCAGTTACAAATGCTACATCTCCACCCTCTACAGGCGGTCTATTTTCTTCCAATCGTATCTCGTTGGTATTGATACCTCCCACCTCGAACATATTCTTGTAATAAGAAGCTGCGCTGATTGGGTCAAGCTGGTAAAGAGCCACTCTATCAAACTCTATTTTAACCTGAGTACCTATCAAATTTCGAGGCATCAACTTAATAGTGAGTTCTCTTTCTATCTGAGCCAGAAGTGGCTGTAGAGTGTCTGTCATAAAGTAGGTCTGGCTGTTTTCACTAGCCTTGTAGTTACTTGTCTGCTCTACAAAGACCTTATCCGGGTGTACCCCGAAGAATCGGCATATCTCAAACACACCAAATTTTCTGTTGTCCAGAATCTCTGCATCTGCCGGCGAAATAGAGTAGGGCTGCCACTGCAACTCACCGGGGAGCCTCATCACCGATTCACCGCTAGCCAGCTGTTCTCTAAGCCTTTCCGCCACTCTGTCAACTTGTTCATCTTGCACAGTTCCCATGCCTGCCATGACTGAACCTCCGGTAAGAAATCCCTTCTCCTTATTGCCATTACGCATATTTACCAGTGTCTGCTCATCGGCATTGGCTGAGATGTTGAGAATCCTCGAAGCGTATTGAATTGTTGAAATTCCTAGCTTGTTTTGGAAGCAAATCACTCTCCATGAATCGAATACCCCAGATATACCGTTCTTAAAGTCCTTAATGGTATATTTCTTCGTAAACTCATCATAATAGACTGTGCCTCTTTCTAATAAGACTAATTCATAAATTTCCCCTCTACGGTATTTTGGAAATATGTAAGCCTTGCCATTTAGCAGGACCTCTACCACCGCATTTTCAAATAGGTGGTATGAACTCATGTAGTCGTTCGCTTTCCACTTCAATAGCTGGTATAGTGGGCTTTCATAATCAATCGCAAACTCTCCGCTTTTGGTTTTGCGCCGTGGGTATAACGGCAGTGCCGCAATTGTTCCGGAAAGTATAGACACGCACCTATACACCGCTGAAATCTTCATAGCCGCATCGCCTGAAGCAACATTAACTTGGTGGTGGGGGTCCGTGCCCGCCAGTCCCAGATACTCCGGTAACCACGGGTCGTCCGAAGTAATGC